ACTGGAGCTTCCTTTTCAGGTTGAGCTTCAGGTTGTTGTTGAACTTCTTGATTATCTTCGGCTTTAACCTCTGGTTCTTTTGGTTCAACTGGTTTAGCTTCTTCTTGAGGTTTAGAAATTACTCCTTTAGAGTCTAATAAACCTTCAATATGTTTAGCTGCACCTTGCACTGAACTTTTGTTCAGTAGCGGATTTGTTTCAGACATATTGTCTCCTATAGTTAAGCTCCCTAATGGGTTGGCTTATTCTAATCTTTTGACTAGAATTATTTTTCTTGTTGATTTTGGAAATCAGCTAGTTGTTTTTCTGCTAATTTTCCTGTTTCAAGAATTTCTTTAAAATGCTGCTCTACTTTTCCTAGAACTTGGTAAGCTAACCATAATTTTTCTCTAGCTTCACCATCTTTTGCTCCAGTTTGTTCAAACAAAGCATTTGAATAAATTTTTTTAAGCTCTTGAATAGAATCTTGAAAAAGTTTATTCTGTAATATCTGTTTCGCCTGAGATGCTCTGCTCAATTCTTGGCTTCTCTTGGCTTTGTCTTTGTGATCCATCTAAACCTTGTATCTGCTTACCTAGCATATTAGCAGATTTTTGTGCTTCTTCAAGTACCTTACTGTTACTTGAGACAATCATCTTATCTAATTCTGCATCTGCTTTTAACTTTGTAGTATCTAATTGTGTACCATATTTCAATGTCATTTCTTTTATTTTTGCCTCAAAGTCTAATAACATTTGTCTTTGTTTCTGTTCTAATTCTTTATATTCTAATTCAAGATCAGCTACTTTTCTCTTGTTTTCAGCATCAATTCTAGTCATTTCTATTTTTTCAATAGGAGGAATTGGAGGAGCTGGTGGTGGAGTTACATATTGTTTACCTAATTCTGGATTTATAAAGTAACTATCCACTGTTTTTAGTCCTGCATTTTCTACAATCTTAGATAATGTATTGTAAATGTTTTTTAAACTGACCATTGGAAACTCTCTTTGTCCTTGTAATTGAAAAGCTTGTAACTGTTTATCTAAAATATTATTTAAAATTACAATTTGTTGTTCTTTAGTTCCTGTGCCAAGACCTACTTGTATTGTAACATTAAATCTATTTTTCCATTCTGTAGGCATCACTGGTATATATTGATTATTTAATTGTATAATTTTTTCTCTATCTTGATATTTAACTGAAAGTTCAAACATTTTTCTAAATAAATCTTTAACACCAGTCTCAGCAAATATTCTTGCAATCAATTCTGCTCTCATTTGAGTTTGATTCATAATTGCAGAAATACCTGTAGCTGTTTTATTTAATGAATCAGAATCTAAACCTTGATTGTATTTTGTAACACCTGTTCTAACTTCTCTAACTGTATCTAAGTATTCTAATAATGGAAAAGCTTGTTGTGAAATCGGTTGAGCTTGTATGGGTTGCATAACTTGGTTAGGTTGTTGTTTAGTTCTTACAACACCACCAGGTCTTGATGTAAGTAAATCATCCATATTTACCATACCATCCATAACTGCAACTCTATTATTATTTGTTAAATACATATTATCTAACAACTGTCTCATTACAGTTGATTTCATTAATTGAATATCTTCAACTAATTCTGCAACTGATCTACCATAAAATCTGTGCGGCATTGGAATAGGTGTAACTGAAACAAATGGAATATTATCACAAGGCATATTTTCTAAAACAAATTCTGAAGTATCACCAACAGATAAAACTTTTCTAAGTTCTGCAACACCATCACCATCTGCATCATAACGAATATAATTTTCATAAACTGTTATAGTTTGTGTAGATTTATTATCAGATGTATTAAATGGAAAATCTTCTATGTTTTGGTATCTTGCTAATCTTTCTGTGTTTAATGTTGATGCGTCTGAAGTTGGAAGACTATCTACATCCTCTTTATCATAACCCATACTAATTAATTCTGATCTAGTCATTTGAACTCTATGTGCAACAAAGTTTGCATCTTCAAGTTTTATAGCAGTACGATCAATTAAAAATTCTTCTGGTGGAACAGACTCAACTTTTATTTTTCCTTCAGTTGTTGTTCTTTTAATTTTACAATCATGTAACTTTGGCTCTGGTAAATTTATATCAATACCTTGTTGTTCCATTTGAGCTTCAAACTGTTCAGCAGCTTGTTCAGCTAGTTCATCTGGTTTTTCTGATGACTCAATAACTTCTACATTTTCATCAGAGGTTAAATCTTCATAATCTTTATCTGTTAAATTTTTATATGTTTCATATTCTACTTTTTTTGTTTCATCATAGAATACTTTTAAAATTCCATTTTTTTCTAATAAAGCATCTTTAAAAAAATTATATAATAATTGGAAGCCATCATTTTCTTTATAAAAAATATGATTTAAATATGCTGTAGCTTGATCTGCTAAAGGTGCATCTTCTGATTTAACTGGTTCGCATACCACAACTTTATCTGATGATGTAAAAACTCTTAAAAGATTTGGAAGTAAACTCTCAATCGTATCTGCAACATCTGTACTAACAACTTGTGATCTACCATCTATTTCATTACCAAGTTTATCACCTTGATAATATTCTAAAGATTTTTCTCTTTCAGAAGATAATGTACCTCCTAAAAAACCTAACGAATTATGTATGTGAGATTGTAAAGTATTTTTTAATTCTAAATTTTCTAGTCTTTCAATTTTTTTTGCCATAACTAAACTATATAACTTGTATCAACCTGGACTGGTTCTTTCCAATTAGTTTTTTGTCCACCAATAAATGTGCAGCCATATCTAAATGCGTCTGCTGGATGTGATGCAAAATTGTGTGTTGGTCTGTTTTTGAAACACTGATTTTTTTCATCCCATTTTTTTGAGTAAGCTTTTAATGCTTCTACACCCATTGATGTTTTTTCTTTATCAAAATAACAATTAGGTAATGCTTTTCTGACTGCCTCAATACCATCTTCAATAGAAAGTTTTGGTGCAATATCAAAAGATATACCTAATTCCAAAGCAATTTCCAACCTTGATTTTCCAAAAGCTCCTAATTCCCTAACTTTTATATCATGCGGAGCTATATGTCTATAATATTTATAAGGTTTGCTGTCCAGCAGGTCTGCATAGAAGTCTAATCCCTCACCTGAGTTTTCTTCATAATCAATAACTCTTATTTGATTTAAATGTCTTTGAACAAACCAGATTGCTGTGGAGTCTTTTAATCCTAAATCCCACCAAGTTTCTGTATCTAAGTTTTCATCATAAGGCACAGATGTCATTCTTTTTGCTGCTTCTAGCTTTTCTATAATAGCTCCATAATAAGAACCTGTAATAGCTGCTTGAAACGAACACTCAAACTCCTGGTTATATAGATCATCTGACATAGTATTTTGTGCAGATTGTAATTCTTCTTTGTCTAAGATTTCTGTTTGAGATGCTTTGAAAACTCCTGTCCACCAACCTTTTTGTTGTGCAGCATCTTTATGTAATTTGTAAAAATAATTCTGACCTTTTGGTGTACCTATAAATACACACCATCCTTTCCTGTCGGCTAATGCTGGTCTTATAATTTCTGGAAATAATGATGGACTAATATTCTGCGTTTCATCCATAACACATCCATCTAAAAAAATACCCCTTAATGCTTGATCGTTTTCAGCACCTAAGATTGTTATTCTTGAGCCATTAGGAAAATCACATCTAAGTTCTGATTCATTGAATTTAACAAATGGAATATTCTTGGCGAAATTTTTTATATAATCCCATGCTGTACTTTTACCCTGTTTGAATGTTGGCGATATAAAGGCATATCTAGGATTCGGCTGAGTATTAGTTAAAGCATCCCTTATCATGTGGTTAATGCACATTACAGTTTTGCCAGACCTCCTATGTGCAACAATAACATTGAATCTGCTTTTAGGAATTTGTGTGTGCAAAAATTTCTGAAGCTTTCTTGGTGAATATGGAATTACGATTTCTGACATTTAAAATAAAACCCTACCTAGTGAATAGTGTCATTCTCAGTAAAAGGCAAGTTTTCTATGTTGAGTTCTTTACCGATATATTTGGAGAAGTCTTTTGCATCTTCATAATCTTCAAAACCTTCAAAGTGAACTGATACAGAATTAGTTGCTTCTGAAACAAGAATGATTGCGTATATTTTTGGCTTTTCCATAGTCGGTCTCCTCATCTATTTATATATACCTCCTAATAACGTAAGACAACCTGCGTAATTTTTTTAGCGGTGGGGTTGCATTTAAAACCCCCAGCTTAAATTATTACAATACAATTATAACAAGCTCTGATAATCTTCTATTATGACTGCTATATGTAGGTTGCATAATACATTTTAGGGTTTATCTGCCTACAACTAGCAATTTATTTTAATTCTTATAGGTTGTGTAGGCAACTTTGTGCGAACAGGTTGGAAGATCAACAACAATAAATGTTGTATTACTTTACTTAATTAATAATTACTGAGACTTTTCCCACTTAACAACTAGAGGTGTTTCTGCGTTAAAACTGTGTTTAACTTGCTGTTTATTAGAATATTTAGGCAATAAATGGGTTGCCTTCCACTTGGTTAAAGCGACTGCTTCCTTAACTAAATGACTGATAGCAAGGTCGCCTTTACCATTTATTTTGAAGTCTGCTATTGCACTTTCAAGCTGTGATGTAGCTTCACTTAATAGATAATCAACTCCGTCTTGTTTGGCTTGTTCATATTCTTGTCTCACTTTGGGCTTTTTGTGTAAAAGCTTTCTAAAGCCTTCCCATGATAATGACTTGGCTTCTAATACTCTTT